CCATATCGTGTAGTCCGTACTCTACCTGAATAATTTCATTTGCAGTAATTCTTTTCAGAATTTCTTCACATTTCTTTTTGCTTAAAATCTTCATTCTGAATCGCCCACTTTCTTATCTCCAATTAGTTCCGATAGTTCCATCGGGATGGATAATAATATTTGAGTATCCATCTTTATAATCATTGTTTCTCTGCTGACACATATCTCCTAATGTCAATCTTGCATGTTTTCCCATATAGTCAAATGTTGCATATGCAAAGAAATCACCAATCCTAAAGGTATGAATATCAATATCATCATCATTCTGTAAATCATTCCATATTTTTACAGGATAATCTTTCTTTTCAAGCCCACTTAAAAATCTGAACGAAAAATTATTGACCTCCATCTGCATGAAATCTTTAATATACTCAATCGTTGGATTTTCAACTACTGTTTGGACTGTGCAATTAGGGAAATTACTGGGGCTTTTATGCACATAATCGTTATATGATAAGTTGATATGCGCTAATCCGTTAAGTTCCTTTGAATATCCAGTAGTATTGATTGAACAAAACACATTATTACTATGCTGTCTGTATGTATCAACGATTTCTGAAACATGGTTAGGATATAACCCCGGCTCTCCGCCTGTAATTGTAAGCCTTGCGTTGGGATGCTCCGACAATATGTTTTTTAACGACTCAATCTGCGCCTTAAAATTATTATCGCCTTGCATAGGGTTCTTCCTCTCTAAGCAGAACGGACAGTTATAGGGGCATTCCTGTGTTAATATCAACTGTACATTTATTCGATAATATAAAGGTCTACCAAGAGATGTTTCATCCGTTCTATTCGCAAGTCTGTACTGTAAATCGTTTTGCATTTCAGCTCTTATATCATCATAAGTGTTAAAATGCGGAATTTTGTGTAACTTACTGCTCATTGTTCTCACCCGCTTTCAATAAATCCATAAATTTCTCATACTGCTTCTGCGATACCTTATTATGTTCTTTTTCCGGCTTTAAGCGGATTATAAGGTGCTTTTCGGCAATAGAGGATAATTCCCTCGCTAACACCTTTTTGCCTTGCTGTATGCCTTGCATATAGCCTTTAGGTGCTTTTCTCTCGCCTATTGAACCACTAGCACGATTTTCTCCTTGACCGCCTAAACTGACATTCCTAAGCTGATAACCTTTATCAGCATATAGCTTGATGTAATACTTCTCTTTCTCGTCAAGCTGACTTTCGGGGAAATTCAGAAATTCAACTCGCCAACCATAAGGATTTTTCTCTTTGTCATACAGCTTGTGTTTGCGTAAACTAAGGTCTATATGCTGTTCATAGCCTACAAGGTGGCTTGCCAATCTACTAAGTGTATGTACTGCCTGTCCGACATACGCATACTTAAATCCGTTTTCATCTTCTCGGAGCAGGAAGTAAATCCCACTCCTGTCATTCAGCTTTGGATTCAGCTTCAATAGTCGCTTTTTATTCTCCTGTTCTATTGCCTTGGCTCTTGCTATGTTCTGATAATTCAATGTTTCCACCTCTCTTTACAATATCAATTGCCGTCTGCATACCACCCTCCTAATATCTAAATCTCGTAATATTAGTATCATCTGACCAACAGCCGAATGTATCGTTATTGCCATAAGCTTTGACACTTACTGTAGCTCCGTCCATACCATCTGCGATGAAATCATCAGTGTAATTAGTGCGGTAAAACGCTGTATAAGTCGTGTCGTATTCTTTCCATGTTCCATCAGCCTTTGTGATTCTTACTTTGTAAGACGTTGCATTTTCGACTTCTGACCACTTGAATGCCACATAGGCGTAATGAAAATACCTTGATGCACTCTTGTAGTAAGATGCATATTTCACCACCGGAGTAGCGAGGACGCATTTCTCGAGCCAATTTTTTACAGCATTGTTAATAGCATCTTCTAAAGCACCATCAGGCTGAAAGTTGATATCTGGAATCTTCACAGATGGTGGTTTAAGTGGTGGCGTACATGCCGACACCGGTACAGCACTGGAAAGAGCCAGTGTAAGCGCGCCGATTATTGCTACTAATTTTCTTCTTTTTCTACACATTGTTTTATCCTCCATTATTGTTCTTTTCATTTTTCTACACATTGTTTTATCCTCCTTTAGTTTGTTTGCGTCAATTAATCTCATACTTACTCCTTTGCACTTCGTTTCACAATCTCAACGGCTTCTTTCAATGGTACCATTCCTATATGCTCTGACAGCATGCTTCTTTCCCCCAACTGTTCCACAACTTTGTCTACATCATAAGCGGTCGGATATTTATCCAGTAATAGCAATACTGTATTTGTATTGAGTAAAGTTCCATTACTTAAAGTAACCGATTTTAAATCTTTCTTTAGTGCATCCGCGTCAATTAATCTCATTCTTATCACGCTCCAATAATATACATTCAGTTTCAAAGAGTTTTTCAGATATATCTTTTGAATTAACTCTATCCTCAAATTCCTTGATAAAATCTCTGTATGCCTGTTTTCTAACTTCTCGGTCATGCTTGGTGCAATCAAGCTCATCGAATGAGATATTGATTTTTCTGATAAAACTGTAACTTGATTTATCAGAATTGATATTCATGTATTTTTCAGTGCATATTGGCATAATGCCATTTTTCTGTAGCAGTTCTGTAATCTGAAATACAAACGCTCTTACAACTGCAATATCTTTTTGCTCCGCCATATCCTTTGCAATATTTGCAAATATTTTATTTGTATAATTCATTGTTTTTCCTTTCTAGGACAGCCGTTATTGACTGTCCTGTAATCAGCCAACTCTTAGTTAAATGGTAATTCCTCGTCAATACCATCAGGAATTGACATAAAGCCATCATCGGGTTTTGGCTGCGGTTCTGCACTGCTGCCACTTGAATTTTTACTGTCGCAAAATTCCAGCTTAGATATGTTGCAATCGTTAGTGTAGACTGTGTTTCCGTCTTTGTTCTTGTAACTGCCTGTAGTCCACTCACCGATAACTGCAATCTTCGAACCCTTAAATACGTGCTTTTCTACTGTTTCAGCAATCTTGCCAAAAGCCACGCAGTTAATGAAATTTGCCTTATCACCTTTCTTTTTAAAATTTTTGTCAACGGCAAGTGTAAATCTTGCTATTGCCATTGCATTTTCACCCTGTGTATATCTAATATCCGGGTCCCTAGTTAGTCTGCCGATTAATGTTACAATGTTCATTATTTTTCCTCACTTTCTTCTGGTTTCACTTCCGATTGAAGCCATTCAAGTATTGTTGGCGCTTTTGCTCGACATTCTCTACAAGAAATTTTACCTTGCCCGCAGTCTTTATTTGCATATCCTATAATATCTGCAAAACAAGTGGCTTCCATTTTATGTATAAACTCCGCCAACTCTTTATCCGACATATTCCTTATCCTGTCGGCATTAGTCGTTGTGAATTTAAATGAAGTAATCTCCATCGTTACATCCGCAACAAGCCCATCTCCATAACCATCTAGCTTTACGGATTCAATACCACCGGCAAAATTGCCATTTAGAGATAAATTCAACATTCTTGGTTTTCCTGTAGCACCACCATATCTATTTCCTTCTGTATCAAGAATTTTTATTAAATCATCAACTGTTACAATTTTCACTTCTCAGTTCTCCTTTCTAAAATGGGCACTCATTAGGGTTTTTCAAATCCCAACTTTTCCTCGCAACCGCAACATCTACATTTGCCCCACAAGCAACTTTCTTCATCTTCTCGATGAAACTATCTCTATCAGAATTTTCACTCGATAAATGGCACATTATGACGTTCTGCAAGCTGTCTGAATAATTTGCTTTAACAAAATCACAAGCCGTGTCAATGGATAAGTGACCTCTGAAAACGTGATTAGCTTTGCCTGTGTTGTCCCTATCAACTAAATCTTTGTCATAATTCACACCTAAGAGAATGTGGTTTATGCCTTTAAATCTCCATTTGACAACCTCACAATCGGTTATGTAAAGCATTCTTCCCATTTCCGGGTGAGTAATCAGAAAGCCGAATATCGGACAAGGTGTTCCGTCTGCATTGGTATGTGTCCAATTTCCGTCTATTGTCGTTAAATCAAAAGGCTTTACTGTAAATCCGCCCATATTCATTGACATATAATCAATCTTTAAATATGGTGCATAAATCGGTATTCCCATTGATTTAAAATCGTTTAATGACCTTGAATGGTCGTCAATAATGCTCGTGTGAAATAAGGCAACCTACTATATTTTTTACATTCCAATCACACATCTTTTTTATGTCTTTAATCCCCATTCCCACATCAAGAATAAGTGTTTCGTTTTGCGACATAAGAGCGTAAGAATTTCCTTTACTTCCAGTTCCGCAACATTTCAATTTGAGCATCACATCACCTCACTTTCATCTGCAAGTTTCCAAATATATCCGCCCTCTGTCTTTTTAAAACTCTTTACTCTTCCGTAATTGGAAATCTGGTATTGCCCCTCAAAGCCTTTTATCCACTTCCATTCTTCATCCATACTCACACCTCGATTTCATCATCCTGTGGGAACTGAAAAACAATATTTCTATGGTAAATTCCATGCGTAAATTCTATGGCTTCATTTATCCATGCTTCTCTCAGCATTTCCATAGTCTTAATTGCCTTTTCTTTGCTTGAATATTCAGCCATCATTGTGCCATTCGGCGATGATAAATTGTGGCGATAAATGCATGCCACTTCTACATCTTTGCATTTTCCACTTACAATAGATAGTGAAAAATAATCATATGGAATATCTATTGTTCCATCCTGTGAAATCACTCTCATGTTAATCCTCCTCACTCTGCATGAACGGCGGCAGCTCCTCTGACTGCTTGTCGGCTGTGTCGGTCGGCTCTACATCAATTATGTTGTCCTCGTCAAAATCTACTGTGTTTGCGTTCTGCTCAATATCGTAGGCAACATCCTGTTCAAGCATTTCATCGTGGCTGATTTCCTCGTAATCGTCTTCTTTACCAAAACCGCTATGAGTATTGTTGATAGCTTTGAGAAGTCTATTCTTAACAGTTTTCATAGCCATCTGGTCTGCGAATTTCTGATGAACTCCGTTTCCGGTCTCCTTATATCCGTATCCCTGTTTCCAAGCTGTCTTTATCTGTGCCATAGTCATAACTTCTGCAATCTTCTCACCATTTCCCATAATTGCTACTGCATAAGCACCAACAATCTTGTCATTGTCGATATTCTCGAAGCTCTGTTCGTGGCAATCAATAATTGTCTTTGCGTCCTCTTTGTGGTACTTGAATACATCTCCTTTATAAATAACTGATGCATTAATGTCTTTAAGCCCATATCTTCTAGCAAGGCAAGTTGCACCATAAACAGACGGCTGACAGCTTAATTTGCCTGCGTAAGCAACCGGGTAACACTGCTTCTTTCTTATTGATAATCCGTCTGTTACCATTTCGATAAGTGCATTTTCAATACTTGCTCTTGTGCAACTCTGTAATACAGGCTTCTTATTCATATCCTGTGTGTCCTGTAAAATAAGCATTGCCGACATAAGCTCGTTTGTATAGTTGTAATCTTTAGGGAATGTCAAGCCAAATTTCTCTTTCTGCTTAATTTTAACAACCATTCCCTCTGTAAAATCTTTTGCTACAAGCTCTCTGCTTTCAGCTTCGTTCTTTTCCGCAACTGCCGTATTCTCTGCCATAATTAATCCTCGCTTTCTGTATCATCCGTCCATACTTTAAATTGCATATTCAAATCTTTCACTTTTACCTCAATCTCGTCTGCTTCTTCCTCCTGTTCGAGTAAATAGCCGACAATTTCAAGCATATTGTGCAAAACATCTTCTTTTGATAGATTTGTTCTTATCTCTTCCATTTTCCTAAACCTCATTGAATGCTTGAACCGCAAACAGTTCATTAGGTGTCTGCTTGAATAGAACTCCGTCAGATATGACTGTATACATATATCCGTCATACTCAAGCTCTACAGTATGTTTCTTGCAACCCATATAATAGTTTCTCTTCTTAATACTCATGTTGAACCTCCTATAATCCAAGTAACTTTTTGAGCGTTTCTCTTGCTCTCTCGGCTTCGTCTTTCACCTGTTCCTCTCTTTTATCAGCAAGTCTAATCACAGTTTTGTACTCTTCCTCTGAAACAGTCTCTTTAAGCGCACGTAAAACAGTAACCGCCTCTGCCATAACATGACTTTTTATGCCTCTAAATGTAACTTCTCCGTCTTCTGCCTTAATCATTTCTATTCCTCGCTTTCTTCAAACTCTTTTAACTGTTCTGCTAACTCCTTACACTCTTCTGCTACATATTCTTCTGTGCGAACTATCGTGCCATCAATGCGAAATCTATCTTCACACTCAATCTGCATAGCAAGGCGCTCTCTGTAATTAGGAAATCTCTCATAAGCGAGTTCAAGTTCTTTTGCGTCATCGCAATGTGCACAGTCAAATCCAAACCACCATAAATCACTTTCTATTGGATAGTTTGAATTTTCTCCGCCATCCGCAAAGGTAATACCGCCGTGGCATGAAAAATATGCTTCAATTCGTATTCTTTCGTCTTTATCAAGGCAAGCTCCAAGTAAAGGAAAAATACCGCTTATTTTTCGGTCTCCGACATCTGCTTTCTTAATTTCGAGATAGTCTGAATACTCTTTACCATATAAAGGGTGGTTTTTAGGAATGCCTACATATCCGCACCTATGCCCCATCACATTGAATGTAACGACACATTTATATCCTGCGTGTTCAAACTCTTGTTCTACAACATATCTATCATTCGCCATATCACACCGCCTCAATCACAAGTTCTTTGTCCTGTGTATGCTTTAACAAGATTAACTGATTCTCAATCTGTGGTATTCTCCAATCGTCAACGCTCTCTGTGTCATCAATGATAATTGGAAAATTAACGCTTGCCACTTTCTGAAAAGCTCGGCACACGTCAACCTCTACTAACATCCTTGCACCATGATTGAGATTTCTTGCATATGCTTCGCCGTTGTAAACAAAGTCGCAGCACTCCTCGGTATCACCATTTAAGAGTGGTCTGAAAAGCTTTGCTGTGGCAAAATTCAGATACTTATTAACATCAGCCTGTAAGAGTTCGTTTTTCTTACGTGTAAACTCTTTCAGCAAGTCAAGCTTTCTCTCCCAATCAGCTATCTCTTGATTGAGGTCTTTTCTCTTATCTTCAAGGTCGGCTATGCTATCATCTATACGCTTGTTATTCGCCACACCAAGCTCGATTTTTGCATCGACCGATGAAACTTGCCTTAACAGTTCGTTTTGCTCGTCTTTGAGCTTTCTGATAAGCTCTGATGTATCGTTTTCATCGGCAAGGGCTTTCTCTTTTTCCTCGATTTTAGCTTTAAGTGCCTGATACTCACTGTTACCTGTCATGTCAACATCAGTAGGTACCATTCCAAGCTCTTTAGCGATGTTATCACGTTCAAACTCGTCAGCAACAGTATCACGCTTTTCTGTCAGCTCCTTGAGTTCTGCTTCAAGGTCAGCTATTTCTTTCTTCTTGCCCTCAATAGCCTGTTTAAGCCCCTTGCTATCATTTAACAGTGCATTTCCCTTATCCTCAAGCTCTTTAAGCTTCTTCAATTTTTTATCACTAAAATCAGTTTTCAAACTCTCTATTGTATCTTCCGGCAATCTCTGACCGCACATCGGACAATTAACACTGCTTTCATCAAAGGAAAGTGCCTTTGCTTTTTTCCAATCAGCACGTACCTTTGCTAAGTCTCTTGCGCAATCTTCAATCTCTCTTTCAGAGGTTTTAATGCTAGTCTTTCCGGCTCTTATCATTGACTCTGTTTTGCGGATTGAAGCATTGAAGCCATCAAGCTGTAACTGTAGCTCCATACGCTTTTTTTGATTGTCAGCATTAGCTTCTCTCTCCATGTCCGAAAGCTCAAACTTAAGGCTCATAACATTCTCTGTAGCTTTCTGCTTGTCCTCTAAAATCTTGTTATAGTCGGATAGCTTATCTTCAATCTCCTTAAGCTGTGGCTCGTAGGTTTTCTTTTGCAATTCAAGCTCTGCAAGTTCTGTATACTCATTGGTGGAATGGATTGTATCTAT